GGACTTTGATGCCTGGGCGTCAGCCGGCCGCGCGGCGACCGGCACGCTGGCCCGCGCGGAATCGAGTACGGCCGGTTGGGGCACAGTGAGGAGGTCGCATGGCGCGTGAGGTTCGGAAACTGGTCGGCATGGAGGTCGCGACCACGCGCGACGGTCGCGACATCACCCGCGGCTACGTCGACGCGCTGCCCTGGCTGCCGCCGACCGATCGCGTGCTGCCGCTCGCCGGCGGCTGGCGCGGGTACGAGGAGATCCTGCGCGACGACCAGGTCACGGCGTGCTTCGCCCAGCGGCGCCTGGCCGTCGTAGGCCGTCCGTGGACCGTGTCGCCCGGCGGCGAGCGGCGTATCGACCGACAGGCCGCGGATCTGGTGCGGCAGACGTTGGACCGGATCGCGTGGGACGAGGTCACCGACCAGATGCTCTACGCCCGGTTCTTCGGCTTCGCCGTGGCCGAGGTGATGTGGCGCGCCGACGCGGGCGGCATCAGCGTCGATTCGCTGCGCGTGCGCGACCGCGCCCGGTTCGCGTTCGCGCCGGATCGCGCCCTGCTGCTCCGCACGATGGGCAACCCTAATGGCGAGCGCGTGCCAGACCGGAAGTTCTGGGTCGTGGCCGTCGGTGCCAGCCACCATGACGAGCCCTACGGCCGAGGCATCGCCCACGCGCTCTACTGGCCGGTGTGGTTCAAGCGCGCGGGTGCCAGGTTCTGGGCCCAGTTCCTGGAGAAGTTCGGCGGCCCGACCGCGGTCGGAAAGTTTCCGAGCGGCACCGGGCCGGAAGACCGGCAGAAGCTCCTCGACGCCGTGGCCGCGGTGCAGACCGAAAGCGGGGTGATCTTGCCCGAGGGCATGTCGATCGAGCTACTCGAGGCGAGCCGCGGTGGCACCGCGAGCTACGAGCAGTGGATGGGCTACTGGGACCGGTCCATCGCCAAGGTGTGCCTGGGCCAAACGATGACTACCGAGGACGGCTCGTCGCACAGCCAGGCGGAGGTGCACCTGGGCGTGCGCGATGACATCGTCCGGGCGGACTCAGACCTCGTCTGCGCCAGCGCCAACCGCAGCTGGGTCCGATGGAAGGTCGATGTGGCGATGCCTGGCGCCGCTTACCCGCAGGTATGGCGCGAGATCGACGACCCCGAGGACGTGGACCGCCGCGCCGATCGCGACCTCAAGCTCTTCCAGGTTGGCTTTCGGCCGACGCTCGAAGCCGTGTTGCAGACCTACGGGCCAGGCTATGAGCCGGTCGCTCGCGCGCCTGCGCCACCGGTCGACGAGGGTGCCGCGTTCGCGGCGGCGCAGCGTGCCAGCGGTTCGTTCTTGACAGAAACAGAGCGCCGTGACTCACAGTTCGCGCGCGAGGCGCTGTTGCGTCATGCAACCGGGCGCCGCTGCCCCACGCACGGCGTCGTCCATGCGTCGGATCGGCCAGCCGAGGCCACAGTCGACGAGCTGATCGCCGACCGCCTGGAGATCGAGACCGCGCCCGCCTGGCGGGATCTACTGGAGCAGGTGCAGTCCATCGTGGATCGTGCCGAGACGCTGGATCAGCTGCGAGACGACCTCCTCGCCGCGTTCGCCGCGCTTCCCGCCGACCAGCTGGCCGATGTGATGGCGATGGGCCTCGCGGCCGCGAACCTCGCCGGCCGCGTGGCCGCAGGTGGTGAGGATGGCTGACGACGCGGACAACGCCCAGCGGCATATCGAAGCCGAGATGGCGGGCCTGCTGGCCCGCCGTCGCACCGAGGCGCCAGCGGCCACCGGCTTTTGCCTGAACTGCGGCGCCGTCGTTGAACCTCCGCGGCGCTGGTGCGATGCCGATTGCCGCGACGACTGGCAGCGCGAGCATGGCCGCTGATCGACTGACCGGCACGCTGCGCCGGCCGTTCCCGGAGCAGATCCGCGCGCTGCGCGGGCGCCTGGGTAACCTGGTGCCAACGGCCACCTGGCGCGACTTGATGCGCGAGCAGCACGATCGCGCGTTTATGGTCGCCGGTGCCGCCAAGGCGGATCTGCTGGCCGACCTCGCCGCGGCCGTCGAGCGTGCGATCGTGGACGGCGAAAGCCTCAGCCAGTTCCGCGCGCGGTTCGCGGACATCGTCGCGCGCAACGGTTGGACTGGGTACACCGGCAGCGGGACGCCCGCTGGCATTGCATGGCGCACGCGTGTCATCTACCGCACCAACGCCGCGACCAGCTACGCGGCCGGCCGCCTGGCGCAGCTGCAAGAGTTCCCGATCTGGGTGTATCGGCACGGCGGCTCGCAGGATCCGCGGCCGCAGCACCTCGCATGGGACGGCCTGACGCTGCCAGCCAATCACCCCTTCTGGCAGACGCACAGCCCCCCGAACGGCTGGGGCTGCAGCTGCTACGTCGTCGGGGCATCGACCGAGGCCGGTGCACGCCGCGTTGGCGGAAACCCGCAGTCCGAGCTGCCAGAGGGTTGGGACCGGCGCGCCAGCAATGGCCGCCTCCCCGGCATCGATGCCGGCTGGGACTACCAGCCGGGGGCGAGCGTCGTCGACGAGATCGCCAGCAGCGTCGCCGGCAAGACGGTCAGCTGGCCGCACGAGCTGGCGCGGGCTTACATGGAGTCGGTGCCGGTCGGGATCCGCGATGCCCTGGCCACCGCGCAGCGCGCCCAGCCAGAAACCGGCCAGGTGCTGCGGCGCTACGCAGAGCGCGTGCTCGGGGTGCGCAACGGTTCGGCCGTCGGGCCGGTGCTGGTGCAGCCGGTGCAGACCGTGGCGCTGCTCACCGAGCGCGAGGGCACGCAGGTGCGGCAGCTGCTGGGCCTGTCGCGCGACGCCGACGATCTTTGGGAGTGGGCGCTAAACACGACATCGGTCGATGGCGCGGCCCCGGCGGATCTCATCAGACTGCCGCGGCTGCTGTCCGATGGCGTGCTGTCCGACGCAGGCCAGGCGGACGGCGGTGCCAGGCTCATCAGGGTTTCCGGCGCCATCGGCGAGGCGGTGTTCGAGGCCGACCCCCCGCGGCGCATGCTGCTGCTGCGGGCCTTCAGGTCGGGGCCGCGATGATCCGCATAGAGATCGAGGACCAGCAGTTCCAGGCGGCCATGCAGGCGCTGTCCGCCGCCGCCGGCGACACCCGGCCGGCGCTGCGGCAGATGGGCGAGCAGCTGGTCGAGTCCACGAAGGCTCGGTTTCGCGACGGCGTAAGGCCGGACGGCGAGCGCTGGGCGCCCAACACCGAAGCGACTTACCTCGCCTACCTGTCCCCATACAGTGGCAGCTTCTCGAAGCGAACGGGCCGGGTGTTGAAGGCCGGCGCCGACCGGGCCATGGGCAAGCAGCCGCTGATCGGTGAGTCGCGTCGGCTGTCGAGCGAGATCGAATACCAGGTGGGCGATGGCTACCTGGAGGTCGGCAGCGGCCTGAAGTACTCCGCAGTGCACCAGTTCGGAGCCGCCAAGGGTGCGTTCGGGGCGACCAAGCGCGGCGCACCGATCCCCTGGGGAGCAATCCCGGCGCGCCCCTTCCTCGGCCTAAGCGCCCAGGACGAGCAGGACGCGATCGCTGCCCTCCGGGAGCACCTCGACCAGGCGTTTTCGGGCTGATCTGGGGTAGTCCGTGCCCGATCAGCGACCAGACCGCCCTTTGAAGGCGTTTAAAACCCCTTTGAAAGCTCACGGAGGCCCCGGAGCGGCATCGCCATGGCCCCCGAAGCGCTCGGAGGGCGCCAGCGGGCTCCTGTGCGGTCGGCTGGTAAAGTCCGGCCGCTCACGCACAGGGGAAGAGCATGACCGGCACGAATCAGGCGCCAGAGGATCGCGAGGTACGCTCTCGTCAGATCACAGTCCAGTTCTTCACCTTGATCGCGAGGGGAGTGGCCCCGCTCGATCTCTGCGATCAGATTGCAGATTTAACTTCGGGCTCGGGCGACGAGAATGTCGTCGAGATCGGGCGCTACAAGCGAGATTTCTGGGATCTTCATCGCGGCAAGACCTACGTGCGAGGTCAGTTCCGGCGCTGGCGCATGGATGAGCCGCCGAACATAGGCTCTCCTGGGGCGGCGGCCCCGGCCTTGGATTTGCCGCCTGGTCAGGGAACCGCAAACCTCAACCACTTTATGTTCTGGCCTTCTCGGTCTCTGCTCGCGTGGCAAATGAACCCAACTGGTTCCGGCCCGGGGATCATCAAGGCGGCATTGAGCGAACTGATTGAGGCGCCTGTCGAGGTTCTCCCTGTCGTGACGGTCGATAGCGCCAAGCGATTGATGGGCAAGGACGCAGAGTTATTGAAGGTCGAGCTGAGCGTTGCCAAGCCAAAGAACCCCGACCTCTATCCGACCAGCGAGTGGGGCGTGCAGTTCATGAAGATGATGAATGAGGCTGATCACTTGCATTTGACGTTGTCGGTGAACAGTCAGAAGAAAAAGCCTGGCTACATCAGTGATCGAGTCAAGAACGCCCTCAAGGAGTTCGCTGGCTCTGAGTTCAACCCTAGGGTGGTCCGCGCCAAGCTGGAAGATGAACATGGGACCGGCTTCATCGACCTGATCGCAGATCGCATCAAATCGACGCAGGAGGTCAAGCCGATCAACAAGAGCTACCCTCCACTGACCTACTACCGAGCAATCAAAGCAGCACGAGATGAGCGACGTGAAGATCTCAATGCCGTTCTCGGCGACCTGGACTCAGCTCTTGACTAGCCTGGTTGTGGGTGGCGGCGTGTTGATCACGTTCCGCGCGATGAACGTAGGCCTACCCGCAACCTTCTACGCCGAAGCTGCTCAGTCGGTGCTGACCGTGTGTAGCATCATCGGCGCGTCGATCGGCCAGCTGATCGGCATCATGTTCGCGTTGAGTGATCGACCACTCATGGTCAGCCTGCGAAAGACAGGCCACGTCAGGGTGTTCACGCGCCACCTGATCTTCACGTGTGCCTTGCTGGGTTTGACGGTCGCGTGCGCGTTGGTCGGTGTCATGTTCCCTGATGTCGCCAGCCAGGCGGTCAGTGCGGCCGCACTCTTGGGTGGCATGTCGTTCGTGCACATCCTCGTCGTTATTCGACGAGCCCTCACGATCGCAAACTTTCTCTGATCGCTTACGCGAACGATCGGCGCCAGTACCTAGGGGCGACCCCAGTCATCCTTACCTGACCGATGCGTCGCCGGCAATCTGCCGGCTATGCACGGTGCCCCTGGTCTCACTCCTCCTCTTGCTGTTGCTGCAGGGCCTTCGGCCGGCGAAAGCCGGCCGCCTCTTGTTCGCCGTCGCATCCACGCGCTGCGCCCGGGCACGTTCCCGGCGTCGCCCCATGACCTGACGCTCACCGCGTCGGACATCGCCGGGATCGCTGCGGCATACAACCCGGACCGCTACCACGCGCCGGTCGTCATCGGGCATCCGGAGGACGACCACCCCGCGTGGGGCTGGATCGTCGCGGCAGAAGCGATCGACGGCGACCTCTGGCTGACCGTCGAACTGTTGCCCGAGATGGACCAGTGGATTTCCGAGCGGCGCTACGGCCCCGTGTCCGTGTCCCTGTGGTCGCCGAGCTACCTCGGCAACCCGACGCCCGGCGTCTACGCCCTGCGTCACCTCGGCTTCCTCGGCGCTGCGCCGCCGGCCGTCAAAGGTCTTTCCAGCATCCTGTACGACGCTGCCCATGCGGGCGGCGCTGTCGATGTCGTCGTGTCCTTCAAGGAGCCATCCATGAGTCAGACCCCTCCGGCGCCCGCGCCGACAATCGATCTTTCCGAGCGTGAGGCCACGCTCAAGGCCCGCGAGGCCACTTTGGTTGCACGCGAGCGCGAGCTTCGCCGAACCGGATTCAAGACCGAGTTCGGTGCGCATGTCGCTGCCGCCCGTATCACACCGGTCGACGTGCCCGCTCTGGTCGAACTGGCCGACCGTCTCACCGACGCCCCCGTGGTGTCGCTGTCCGACGGCGAGCGGCCCGCGATCGACGTGCTCCGCGAGTTCCTCGCCGGCCTGCCGCCGCGTGTTGACCTTTCCGAGCGCGCGCCGGGCGGGGCCGCGGCCCCCGCGGTGACGCTGCCGCAGGTGCCGACGGGCTTCCGCCTGTCCGAATCCGGCGTCGCGCTGCACAGCGCGGCCGTCGCCTACCAGCAGTCGCATCCGGGCGTCGACTACGTCGCCGCGGTGCGCGCCGTCCAGTCCCAGCGCTGAGGAGCAGCCATGAGTCATTACCGCCCCATCCTTGTCCTGCCGGTCGTCGCCGCTGGCGCGATCGCCAGCAACCGGTTCGTGACCGCCGCGCGTCAGCAGACCGGCGCCGACGGCAACGCCCTTGGCGTCTCGCTGAATGCAGCCGCCAGCGGTGAACCGCTTCCGATCGTGAGCCTCGGCACCGCGCCCGTTGAGGCCGGTGCGGCCGTCACGGCCGGCGCCACGGTCAAAAGTGACTCGTCGGGCCGTGCCATCGCCTGGGCCACCTCGGGTGCTCGCCTGGGTGTGGCCTTGACCGCGGCGACCGCGGCGGGCCAGTTGATCGAAGTCTCGCTGATCCCGAACGCGGCCTAAGGAGCCCACCATGACCCAGATGACTGCCGCCCAGGCACGCGTGATCGATCCGGTCCTGACCGAGATCGCCCGTGGTTACGTCAACTCCGGCCTCGGTGCCGGCTATGCCCTGTTCCCGCGCGTCAGCGTCGCGCAACGCGGCGGCCGCGTGATCGCCTTCGGTCGCGAGGCCTTCCAGCTTTACGGCACGGGTCGTGCTCCTGGCAGCGCGACCGCGCGCATCCAGAAGAAGTACAGCAGCACGCCTTACTCGCTCGAACAGCACTCGATCGAGGAGACGGTGCCCTACGAGCTGATGGACGATGCCGCCCAAGTGCCGGGCATCGATCTTGGCGCGGCCGCGGTGCGGAGCGCTCTCGACATCATCCGTCTGCGACTCGAGAAGGGCCAGGCCGACCTCGCGCGAAACGCGGCGCTCTACGCGTCGACCAACAAGGAGACGCTGAGCGGCACGAGCCAGTGGTCGCACGCGAGCTCCACGCCGATCCTCGCGATCGAGGCCGCCAAGGCTTCGGTCCGCAGTCAGATCGGCATCCGCCCGAACACGCTGCTCCTGTCGGGCGCCGTGTTCGACGTGCTGAAGCAGCACGCCACGATCGTCGACCGCATCAAGTACACCTCGCGCGATGTCGCGACGCCCGAGCTGCTCGCGAGCATCTTCGGTGTCGAGCGCGTGGTCGTGGCAGACGCGGTCTGGCACAACGGCACTGCGATGGTCGACGTCTGGGGCAAGGACGCGCTCCTCGCCTACACCGCAGTTGGGTCCATCGCCGACGCTGGCCGCCCAAGCTTCGGCTACACGTACCAGCTCACCGGCGCGCCCATGGCCGAAGAGCCCTACCCGGATCGCTCGCACAAGTCGTGGATCTACCCGGTCACCGACGAGGTGTCGCCGGTCATCGCGGGCGCCGACGCCGGCTACCTCTTCACCAACGCGGTGGCGTGATGAGTGCCCTGGTGAAGGTCCTCGTGCTGATCGACTGGCTGCGCCACGATGGTGAGCGCCGCCAGCCGGGCGACGAGATCGAGGTCGACGGCCATGCCGCCGACCTCCTCGAGGCGCAGGGTGCGGTCGAGCGTTTCACGCCTGGCAAGGCCCGCAAGGTCGAGCAGGGCGCGAAGGCCGACGGTGATGCCGACGCGTCCGAATCCGATACGGGCCAGCGGGGCAGCGACGTCGAGCCTGAGGTCGACGCGGACGGCAAGGTCCGCGTCAATCACGCCACGGCTGAGACGCTGCGGAGTGTGCGCGGCATCGGCGCTCAGCTGGCCGACGCCATCGTCGCCCGTCGGCGCAAGGAGGGCCCGTTCGAGAAGGTGGACGACCTGGTCGGTCTGCCCGGCATCGGCCCGAGAAACATCCAGGCACTGGCTGACCAGCTGACGTGTACCTGACACCCGTCCAGCTGCTGGAGCGCGTCAGCCCGAAGGAGCTGGCCGAGCTCGCAACGCCCGAGGATCGACCGGTGGTCGATCCCGGTTTGTTGCGGGCCGCGATCGGCGGTGACCCGCTCGGCGCGTGGAGCGCGGTGGAGGTCGCGGCGGCTGCCGAGGCTGTGGAACGCATTGAGCGCGTGCTCGACGATGTCACCGCGTTGATCGATGGCTACCTCGCGGCCCGTTACCCGCTGCCGCTGTCGCCAGTGCCTGCGCCGCTCAAGCGCATCGCCACGGACTGCGCGCGCTATTTCCTGATGGACCAGCGCGCGACCGACGAAGTGCGCCAGCGGTTTGATGCGCAAGTCCGGCTGCTCGCTGCGATGCGCGATGGCAAGTTCAGTCTCGGCGCAGAGGACCCATCGCCCTCGGCTGGTGAGCCTGCCGTGCGCGCGCCTGGCCGCGTGATGAGCGCGGATCGCCTGGAGCGCTACTGATGCGCGGGCCGATGGACGTGACACCAATCATCGAGCGCATCCGCGACCAGGTTCCGGCCGCGGAACTGCGCTTCGTCGGTGGCGCGGCGGACCAGGCAGCCATCGGCGAACAGCGCCTGCCACCGATGCCCTGCGCTTTCGTGGTGCTGGCCGGTGAAGACGTGTCCACGACGCGGATGTCCGGCGGCGTGCTCGCCCAGACCGTTGTGGCGGTAATCGACGTGCTGGTTGGCGTGCGCCATGCGCGCGCGGCGGCGCGCGGTGCTGATCACGCCGAGACCGGGATCGGCATCGTCGATCAGATTCGAGGGGCGCTTGTCAACTGGAACGCGTTCCTCGCGACTCCAGCCGGCGCCGACGGCACGCTGGGCGTCATGAGCTTGAACGGTCGCAGCCAGCTGGTGCGGCTCGACCAAGACCTCTGGTGGTGGGTCGACCGCTACCAGCTCACTTACCGCGCGAGGGTGACCGCATGAACGAGATGCCCAAGGACGGCGGCAGCTACCGCCGGGAGCCCGATGGCTCGCTCACTTGCCTGGATGGCCTGCCGGCTATCCAGGCGGTGGAGCACGTTGTCGATCCCGATCCGATCGACCTCGAGCCGCAAGAGCACGACGGCAGCGCCACCGCGTTGCCCCCAATCGAAACCCAGCCACGCCGTTCTCGGCGCGACCACAAGGAGTAAGCCATGGCCTTCCGTTCCGCCACCGATGTCGTTGCTCTCGTCGCGATCGAGACGACCTATGCCACCCCGCCGACCATCGGCGCCGCCGACGCGGTGCAGCTGATCGAGCCGTCGATCGAGATCGCCGGCGAGCAGCTGCAGCGCAACATCGCAAAGCCGTTCTTCGGCGGCAACCCGTTCGTGCTGACGGGCAAGCGCATCACACTGTCGGCGACGATCGACCTCATCGGCGCCGCCACGCCGGGTAACGCCAGCCCGTTCGGCCGGCTGTATCGCATCTGCGGGCACAGCGAGACCCTGACTCCCACCACGTCGGCCGTCTACGCGCCGGTCAGCACCGGTATCGCGTCGGCCACGGTGGACTTCTACTGGGCAGGCGAGCGCATTCGAATGGTCGGCGTCCGCGGCACGATGGAGATGGACTTCTCGATCGACAACTTCCCCCGCGCCACCGTGACGCTGACCGGCATCTACGCAGGACCGACGGACGCGACGCCGCCCAGCGGCATCGATTGGAGCGCGTTCCAGACCCCGCAGACGATCGAGACCCCGAACTGGGCGCTCAGCGTTGGCGCGTACAACGCTCACGCGCGCCAGCTGACGATCAATCAGGGAGGGCAGGTGTCTCTGGTGTCCACCTCGGAGTCGACGCAGGTGCTGATTACGGCACGCAACTCGACCGGCAACCTGGTCGTGGTGAAGGACGCGAACCTCAGCACCTGGGACCCCACCTCCCTCGCCAACGCGCACACGATCCAGACGATCACGTGCTCGGTGACCGGCTCGCCGGGACGAAACGTCTCATTGGCAGCCCGCGCGCAGCTCGGGATGCCGAGCCGTAACTCGCCGGTCGAGGGACTCGCCGCGTACGGCATCCCGCTCTCGATCATCCCTTCGGGCGCCGGCGGCGACGAGTACGTGCTGACTTTCACCTGATTCGCGCAGCCGACGGGGCTCGGGGCGTTTATCCCCCTGGGCGTTTCGGGTCTCGTCGGCCTTTACCACCACAGGAGGACTTTATGGGTATCAAGCTCAAGCTCGAAGAGCAGTTCGAGGCACCGGTCAAGATCGTGTTCGGCGATGGCTCCACCGCCGAGGTCACCGGCATCTACCGCGAGGTCTCCGACGAGGAGATGGAGCGTCTAAAGTCGGACCTGCTCACCGGCAAGATCAACAATGCGGACATCGTCCGTGACTACCTCATCGACCAGCGCGGCATCGACGCCGATGGCGAAACGTTCGACAGCTTGAAGACGGTGATCCTGTCCCGCCCTCGCTTCGTGACTCCATTCAGCGCTGCGTTTATGTCCGGCGCCCACGGATCCGCGGAAAAAAACTCCGGGCGGTCGCGGCGGCGCTGAGCGGCCGCGGCCGAAGAGCTAATCGCCCGCTTAGCCGCGAGGTGCAGCAGCAGCTGAGAGAGCTGGGGGCGCCGGACGAGATCGTCACTCAGTGCGATGAGGATGAGGACGCCGAGGTCTCCGAAGTGGGTGTGATGCGATGCAACTGGGAGACCGTCGACGTGTACCTGTCCGTCCAGCCTGAGATCGCCGTCGGTATGGGAGGGGCAGCGCCCATCGGCATCGCCGCACGCGAGGTGCACGCCGCGCTGCTGATCCGATCAGTGCCGCGCAAGCTCTGGCGGCGCGTCAGCGATGGTGTGCGCATCATGTTCGATGAGGCGCGCGCCTCGGCATGAGCGATCTAAAGGTCACTCTGCGGATCGACGCCGACGGCAACGCCGCGATCGTCGCGCTCGACCGCGTCACGGCGAAGACCCGCGAGGTCGGAAGCGAGACGGAGCGAGGCGCCCAACGCGGCGCGGACGCGATGAAGAAAACCGAGGCCGCGACCCGCGACCTCGGTGGCGCGTTCCAGAACCTCAAGGGCTTCGTCGTCGGCGCGTTGGGCGCAGTGGTCGGCATCCAATCCGTCACGGGCCTTGTCGGCGCGGTCGTGCGAAACACGATCGAAGCCGAACAAGCGATGGCGCAGCTCGATGCGCGCATCCGATCCACCGGCGGCGCCGCCGGGTTCACCAGGGACGAGCTTGCCCGCATGGCGGAAGAGCTCCAGAGCGTCACGCGGTTCGATGACGACGCGCTGATGGGCATGCAGTCCCAGCTGATGACCTTCACCCGAGTCAGCGGCGAGCAGTTCAAAGGTGCCCAGATGGCCATCCTGGACTTGGCGACCGCCATGAACCAGGACCTCAAGAGCGCCACAGTTCAGGTCGGCAAGGCACTGAACGATCCTGTCCAGGGCCTGACGGCATTGGGTCGCGCGGGTGTGCAGTTCACGGATGACCAGGAAGAGCTGATCAAGAAGCTGGTGCAAACCGGCGACGTGGCCGGCGCACAGGCGGTGATCCTGAAGGAACTCGAAACCCAGTTTGGTGGCTCTGCAACCGCTGTTCGAAACACCTTTGGCGGCGCACTCGACGCGCTCCGCGTGGCGATCGGCAATCTCCTGGAGAGCGAGGGCGGGCTCGGTGCGCTGCGCGAGGCAATCGAAGCCGCAACGCAGCGGCTGTCCGACCCCGGGGTGAAGGCGGCATTTCAGCAGCTGATCACGCTCATTCTCGGCGCCATCCCGCCGATCGTCGATGGCCTGGTGACCGTGGTCGAGAACTTCGACCTGATCTACGGCGCGCTGGCCGCAGGGCTGC